GATACGCGACTGCAAGCATTCTAAACGCATCTGCGGGGTGTGAACACCAATCATGCCTTGGAGTTTGACGAAAAGTTTTCTTGTCCTCATCATATTCTCTTTGGTACTGTCTGAGTGCCTCTAGCCCCTCATCACAGATCGGGTCAAAGTAGCACTTGGGCAGAATCATCCTCACCGCCTGTATCCCGTCTTGCACCCCGATCTCAGGCACTATGGCTAGTTTGCCAATCCCTCCAAGGTGACTAGCAAGTTGTTCAAGGATTGACTTGCCCCCCGATGCAAGGGTTTTGGCTCTAGCGTCATGGGGTAGGAAGTGCTTGGTGTACCGATAGCCTTTGCTATTCACAACATTGGCTATTTCCTCGATGGATGCGCCTGAGACCGCGTAGTAGTCCATCACATGAATCTCACCCCTGACTACCTGATACCACCAGATCGCTGTGTCATCTCGATAACCTAAGTCCCATGCTGTAAATACTGGTGCATCTGGGTCAAACTTGAGGTCTCTAACTCTGCCCTCGGTATCTACTTGGCGCATCTCTTGTCCGTAGAACGCACCGAGGATAGCTGCCTCGAATGAGCACTCATACTCTTGGTCATACTGGTCTTGACTCAGTTGGTCTTTGGCTGCCCTCAGTTCCGAGTCAGGCAGTATCTTGGAAAGCGTTGCTGGTAAGCGTAGCAAGAACCAATCGGGGGTTGCTTGGCTAACCCTGTAAATGTCGTGAAACTGATTCTTTCCCTTTGGTGTACCCCCAAACACAGCCCACCCAAGTCTGTCACTCAGCGTAGGGCGTATCACATTACCCCACACGCTAGGTTTGAAGTCTCCATACTCATCTAGGTATACCCCGTTAAATCCTAGTCCACGCATGGCATCTGCGTTGTCTGAGCCAAATAGTCTGATCTTTGCCCCGTTGACCAGTTCGACTGTCAGGTCGCTCTCATTGGTGCTCTTACTTACGGGTTGGGCATAGAACTTTAGGTAATCCCACGCCACAGACTTGGCTTGGCTTCTGAACGGGGCTATGTAGGCGTACTGTGCTCTCACCCCACCCTCGGTTAGTGCTCTGCGTATTAGGTCGTTGATAGCTGCGACTGTCTTACCCGCCCTTCGGTGTGCCACCAAACAAGACCATCTCTCCGTCCTTTGGTGAAAGGGCATGAACGCCTTTCTAGGCGCATAGGGGATAATTATTTCTCTGATGCCCATTTAATTACCAAGTCCCCACCCTCTGCACCCGTTAGTTCGTGCTTTTGGGTTTCTGCCCATTTCATTTGTGTCTTTGTCCACCATATAAGGCTAGTGGTGTCACCGCCTACTGCCTTTGAATACAGCGTTTTGGCTATCTGCCCATTGGCTTTGGCTTTGCCTAAATCCAATTCCTCGCGGTAATACTTACGCAATGTTTTGTCATCTATGCCTACCAACAAGGCTATTTGCTCATGCGGCAATCCCAAACCGCTAGTGCTTTCAACAGTTTTTCTTGATTCGTTAGTTGGCTTATGAGCCTTTTGAGGAATTATTGGCATCTTTTATACAGGGGAACTCGGTTGAGTTTAAGCAGTTTCGGCTACTGCTGTCAATAAGGTGGCTTTCTTTCCTGTGAAGTCTTCCCACCGCTTTACTATTACATCGCAATACTTTGGGTCTAGTTCCATTAATCTGGCATAGCGACCATGTTTTTCTGCCGCCAACATAGTTGTACCGCTACCACCAAACGAATCCAACACAATATCACCGCCTTTGGTGTTATTAAGCATTTGGTATTCAAATAGAACCACGGGCTTCATGGTGGGGTGTTCGCCATTTTTTGTGGGTTTGTCAAACTCAAGAATGGTGGTTTGTTTGCGGTCTGCCGCCCAAAGGTGTCCTGCGCCTTCCTTCCACCCATATAGACAAGGCTCATGCTTCCAATGGTAGTCTTGCCTACCCATAACCATAGATGACTTCTTCCAAATCAGGCATTGGCGTATTTTCCAACCAGCATCGTGTGCTGCGCCCCTAAAGTTGTAGCCTTCTGAATCGGCATGCCAAATGTAGAACACCGCGCCTGGCTTCATTACCAAGTCTGCGGTTACATAAGCATCGCGCAAGAACTGGCGAAACTGGTCATTGCCCATGTCATCGTTTTGGATTGTCAGTCCTGTACCGCCTTCATAGGCAACATTGTATGGAGGGTCTGTCAGCCACATATCCACCAATTGCCCATTGCATAGTTTTTCCATGTCGGTCAAACTGCAAGAGTCCCCGCACATCAATCGATGGTTGCCCAACTGGTAAATGTCACCCAATCTAGTCTTGGGTTCTTCTGGCACATCGGGAACTGCATCCTCATCGGTCAGCCCCTCCACCACTTCTGGCTCTAACAAGGCGGCTATCTCTTTTGGGTCAAAGCCCAAAATGTCCAAGGCAAACCCGTCTGCCAATAGGTCGTTTAACTCAATGGTCAGCATCTCGTTGTCCCACCCCGCATTAAGTGCCAGGCGGTTGTCGGCAATGATGTAAGCCTTCTTTTGGGTTTCGGTCAGGTCTTTCAGTTCTATGGTGGGAACTTCTTTATGCCCTAACTTACGCGCTGCCATGAGCCTGCCATGCCCTGCAATGATGCCGTTATCCCCGTCTACCAGTATTGGGTTAGTCCAGCCAAACTCCTTGATGCTTGCAGCTATCTGCGCCACTTGATCAGGGGAGTGTGTTCGGCTGTTTTTTACATAAGGTATTAAGGAATCTACCTTTTTGACTGTAATTTTCATTCTGTTGGTACTGGAAACCGCACATCTTGCGGGGTTGCAAATGGGCTTTGCCCTTGTCCTAGTCGGCTCTTAGCCCAATCCTCGGCTTTTTGGTATATCTGCTCATTAGGTATGCCCATTTTCAAAAGGTCAATCTCTTCTTTTGTTAGGGTTGGCACAACTAGGGGGTGTGAAACTAACTTGCCATTGTCATCATAGGCACTTGATAGTTCGGTCATTAGTCTGCCTTGGGCATCTAGGATTTCCCCAAAGTAGCCCTTACCTTTTGCAGTAGGCGCACCCAAGTCTTCGGCAAACCGCGTTCCGTAAGGTGCTAAACCCTGTCTAGACAAGGCTTCTGCCATTAGCGAGTAATCAGGCATGAGCGTTTTCCTTCATGTTTATCAGCCCGTTAAGCATCCTTGACTTGGTTTTGTGCCATTCCTGAGAATACGCGCAATTTTTGTAATGCTCAAACTCTGGTATTCCAAGAGTGTAATGCGCTATCTTTGCGTTGTGTTGTTCCTCACCCACCAAGACATTCCACTCTTGTGGTAACTCCCCAATCTGTTCGTCTTGTAACCACTCAAATCTGTGTAGTTCACTTCCTGTGTGGTCATCCACAAAGTCAGGGTCTAATACCTTGTTGTCTGGATGCTCACAGTTCCACAGTATCAGGCTCGACCAGTTCTTTCTCGGATAGTTCTCGTTCTTGGACTCCATCGCTGTGCCAATGTATTTCCTTTTGTGCTTGGTAAAGTAATTGTGCTTAACTACTTGTACCGCCTTGGTGGAGTCAAATAACTTGTCCAGTTCGGCTATATCAGAAAGCATCAGCATATCGCTTGCATCCATGAATATTGCCCTACCTCTAAACCCTGTGAAGTAAGGCACTAGGAATCTTTGGTAGATAAATGTGTTCGAGCCGTCTCTTTGCTTGCCAAAAAAAGGCGTAATTGCCACAGCCTCTGAGGTGCGCTCGATCAAGGATTGGGTAAAAACATGATACCCAATAGCTTCCCGAGGGTCATAGCCTGCAAAGATTCTGATCATTGCAACCCTAAGCGATAGATCGTCCTGTCAATCAATTCCGCTATTTCGTCAACAATGTTTTGCAATTGACTCTCATCAGGCATTGCTTTTCTGTTTTTTATTACATAGTTTTGTATGCTAACCATGTATTTCATTGGGTCTTTAGCATTATGGAAGTTTTCTGGGAAATCTTTAATGCGCTCGTAACACCCTGAGTAGGCTTCTGCAAATCTATCGGTTAACTCAATGATCTGGGGATAGTATTTGCCCAAGGCTTTATGCACACCTAGATCGGTGGTGGACAAGTGCATGAAGTGGGTAACAGTTCCCGAATGGAGTAATGTGCTTATGAAGTCTGCAACATCTTTTTGGTTTTCGTAAGCCATATATATCCTAAAAAGGTGGGGGAGAGCACCCCCCAAAGGCAACTGCTCTCTTACATTTTAATCTCAGGTACGGGTATGTCAATCGGCCATTGGTTTATATCCAATAATATTTTTACTGTTCGGACATGGGCTTTTAACCATAAATCTTGTCTTTGTTCTTTTGTCAGATTTTTACCTTGGTCAATTTCGTAATGACAGGATTGGCAAAGCGCAGCTACTAGGTTGTCATCTGCCTTTATGCCCCGCCCCTTACCACCGCCCCAATTTGTATGAGCCGCCTGACTACCGCTTGCCCCACACGATTGACAATCAAGTTCTGAAACCGCCTTTAATAACTTTTTACTGCGTATGTATTGGTGTTTCAAAATGGATGCCATTGGTTGCCCCCCATGCGCGTAGCCACTCCACAAACTCTGAGGCTTGCTCTTTGGTGAAATTGCGCGTCTGCATTCCAAGCTGCACAATGCCATCGCCTGCCAAATTAGGGATAACCGCGCCTGTTTTTAGCCCAATATCTTTGCAAAAGGCTTCTACTAACAATCGTTTCCAAGATTCGGCATCCCATTTAGCACCCAAATGCTGTGCTTGTTTTGCTATCTGCCCAATTAGTTCGTGATAGAGTTTTTCTTGGTCTCGGCTTTTGCTTGCATCCTTGATCTCCAAGGTCAATTGCTTGCCAGACGCTAGGGCTTCTTTGACTTTTGGCCACAGCGTTCCCATCACCGCAGTCGCGTTGTCCTTGTTTAACTCTACTCGCATTCTTGCACCATGATGTTTGCGCCAGCAGTCTCAGCATAGACCTTGGTGATGTGCGCCTCTACGATCTGGCTGTCATCCATGTAGACAATCCCGTTCATCGCGTCAGTAATGCTTTTGTAAACATTATCAATATCTACTTTCTTGGGATATTCAACGCCCCGTAAACAGGCTTCCTTGCGCTTTTTGGAGTATGAGGCTGGTATGGCATACCGAAGGTATAAAAACACAGTTAAAGCCCCTTGTAGTGGCTCTGTTGCGCCTATTGCGTGTCTGGCTTTCATGGCTACTTGGGTTTCGTAGTCAATTGTCTTGGCATCTGTATAGGTTTGGACAAACTGCCCCCGTCTGGCAAACCTTGGTCTGCCCTTCGGTACTGGGTCACCTTCGACCTCAAAAGTTACGATTAGTGTCATTCGCGGTGTATGGTTTTACCAATGGTTATGGTGATGGATTGTTCGTTTTGTTCTTTTTGCCATTCCGCGCCCATCTCCCAAGCGTTAACAGCAAAAATAATGGTGTTTATGTCGCAGTTTGCTATTTTTAGCATTTCAATCAATTCGTCTTTGCTCATGTAGCACTTTCAGTCGTTGGACAATCAAGGTATGCAGAGTAGGAAAATCCGACTTCAGCAGCTTGGTCATGTGCCTTGCATGGTCGATTGTTCCTTTGTTCATGGCCATCAAAGCGTAATGTTGGGCTAGATGTTCGACATAAATCCCCTGTCCGTTCCAAGGCTTCAGTCGCGCCAGCCACGGACATTCCGTCTCTAATTTTGTCAAGGATTGCATGGGCTTCGGCTTTTGTCATCCCAAAGCCTCTTTAGCAAATTTCAAAGCAATTGGACGCACCTCTGTGCCTTCTTTGTGTTTGTCAAGAATTCGTTTTGCCCAGGCCTTTGGGTCTCCTAAATATTTGTTTAATTCAGCAGGGTATTTAGGTGCATCTTTACAATATGACTCATAACAAGATAAACAAAATGACCCATATTTAATTAAATCGTCATGGTCTGACAATCTAAAACATCGTGAGCAGGGCTTTGGCCTTAATGCGTCTTCAAATTTGTCGGTTTGTGGTTTGGCGAAACTCATTTTGCGTACTTTCCATCAATGATTTTTTGAAAATTGGTAGCGTTAACCACCCACTCTAGGTCTGGTCTCCAAGTTCTGCCCTTGGTCTCAAACCCATTAGCCAAGGAAGTGTCGTTGGCAATGTAGCCAAAGAACGAATCCCACCACTTAAGCCCTTCCTCGGTTGTTTTGTAGCCCTCTGGCGAGTATGCAGAAGGTTTAGCAGCTTGCACCCATCTCTGCCTCATGTTGGCTTGGCGCGACCCTTCCCATGTTCTTGGTTGAGTTAAATGGCTTAAATGCTTTCCCCAAAGTTTTAATAACTCGGTATGTGGACAAGGTGGGAACGCAGTTCCCGACAAAGAAGGTTTACCTTCTTTAATATATGGTTCTTGGTTAATGGTTATTGGTTCTTGGTTATTGGTTGGTTGAACATCCGTTGAACGGGCGTTGAACCTCCGTTCAGCAGACGCTTTACCAGCCTTAGACGCTTGTTCAATTCTTGAGTGAAAGTGCTCTATTTCCTTGTTGGCTCTAGGACTGACAAACCCTTGATCTGTGGACAAAAAGAACTCGTTAAGGACTGACAAGACCTCTTGTTCGTGCTCACGCATATTGATCTGCCGAGCAATGTCGTGTTGCTTTATAGGCTTTTCGTGGAGGTAGTAAAAATCCAAAAGTCTGCGATAGGCGCAGTCTTCTACGACATTTAAATGCCGTGTGTGGGAAGCATAGTCCCCAATGTTGAACTGGTAATAGTGCATTCTCAGACCCAAACTAGACCCTTGGGAGAAACCTCGGCAGGAGGGGTCTGTTCTCTTTTCAATGCGCTCATGACTTCGCATCTAGCCGTGTTTCAAATTATTATAGGCTACTTAAACCACTCAGGTTTAAGAACTAACAACTGCCACATCCTTGCCTTGGGAACAGTCTTCCATTGCGAAACCGCAGCTTGGCTGATACCAAGAATGTCGGCAAGATCACGCTGTGAGCCTGCAAGACGGATAAGATGTTCTTTTGTCATGCCCGATATTCTACATAAGTAAACTTATTCTGTATTAGGGTTTATCCCTAGAAAATAACAGTTAAGTTGGCTTATAGTTATGCCATGCCCACAGCACATCGCATAGGGTCTTTTGGAGATAGTATGAAAGCAGAACACAGCGAATTTGACTGCATGGTGTGCGAACACCCAGACGCGCAAGGCGTTGACCTCGAATGTTACTTTGAACCAAACACAACCAATCTTTGGTTTGTCTATATCGGTGACGCACTTATCAC